TTGGGATAAACATCTTACTACTATTTTTAATAAAAAAAGAGATATACAAATTGCAGATGCAGTATTAGAATTATTCCGTAGAAGTGAGTTTATAGAAAATTTTAATAAGAAACACCTATATCTACTTATAAGAGAAATGACCGATTGTAAGACACATTATATTACAAAGGTTGTAAATGTGATGAAACAACATCAGAAAAAAATGTTAAATGATTATTTAGAAACAGGAGATTTTGTAGTTAAAAATGAACCATTTTGGGTTGATATATCAAGTATTGATTTAACTGAAGATGATATAGATGACGAATAAAAAATATATTTTAGGTCTAGCATGTGGGTATCACGATTCCTCAGCCGCATTGATATTAGATGGGTTGGTTATCGGTGCAATGGAGGAAGAACGTTTCACCGGAGTAAAGCATGATTCTACATTTCCCACTAATGCTATTAATTGGTTATATAAGGATAATAAGATTACCGGTGACGATATATCGGTTGTTACCTTTTATGAAAACCCTAAATTAAAATTAGAGAGAATCGAAGAATCTACTAAAAGAGGTGGGTTGATTAATTTCTTTAAACGAAAATCTATTATTGATTCAAATAAAGAACAGGCTAAAGAAATTGAATCTAAAATATATGAAATTACAAATCCAAATATAATCTTAGCATATGGTGACCATCATCTATCACATATTGCATATTCTTATTATACCTCTCCATTTGAACGGGCAACTATATTATCAGTAGATGGAGTTGGTGAATGGGAAACTACTGTTTTAGCATTTGCAGAAGGTAACCATATTACAAAATTACAAAATATTAAATTCCCACATTCATTAGGGATGTTGTATTCTGCAATGACTGCTTTCTTAGGATTTAAACCAAATGAAGGTGAGTATAAAGTAATGGGTCTTGCACCATATGGTAATTCAGAAACGTATTCAAATAAATTTACACAATTATATAAATTAACGGAAGATGGTGGGTTTGAAATCAATATGAATTATTTTACATATGATTATTCAAACAATTCAATGTTTAATGAAAAATTAGGAGAGTTGTTTGAACTACCAAATAGATTACCAGAAGAAGAATTAACACAACAACATAAGGATTTAGCAGCAACAATTCAACATCAATATGAATTTTTATTTTTTAGATTATTAAATAAAATGTTTGCTATTAGGGCAACCAATAATTTATGTCTAAGTGGTGGGTGTGCGTATAATGGAACTGCAAATGGTAAGATTTTAAAAAATACTGGTTATAAACAATTATGGATTCCACCTGCTCCATCTGATGCGGGTTCTTCTATTGGGTCTGCATTACATTACTATTATACCCATAACGAATCTGCCGTTAGAGTTCTAAATACAAATCCGTATTTAGGTACATTTAATACTAATGATGAAATCGAAACCGAATTAAAAAACTATGAAAATGAAGTATGGTATGAATATAAAAATCATTCAGAAATTATTACAACCATTTCTAGAGAAATTACAAATGGTAATGTTATCGGCTGGTACGAAGGTAGAATGGAATTTGGTTCAAGAGCCCTTGGCAATCGTTCTATATTTGCTAATCCGCGAGACCCTCAAATGAAAGCAAGGGTAAATAAGGTAATTAAGAAAAGAGAAGGATTTAGACCATTCGCTCCAATTGTAAAGGAGGAAGACAGGTTAAAATACTTTGATTACAAACCATTAGTTCCTTATATGAATCAGGTAGTTCAAGTAAAAGAGGAACATATAAAAAATCTACCTGCTATTACACATATAGATGGTTCTGCAAGAATACAAACTTTAAATTTTAAACAACATCGTAGAGTATATTCCTTGCTTAGACAATTAGAAGAGGATAACGGATATCCAATTGTTTTGAATACATCATTCAACGTTAAAGATAAGACCATTGTAAACACTCCTAAAGATGCAATAGATACATTTTTAGATTGTGATATGGATACGTTAGTTCTTAACAACTACATCGTTAAGAAAAAAATAAAATAGAATACAATTAATTAGAAAGGAGTTTATCTCCTTTTTTTATTTATAACTATATTTATTGTAGAGATTTGTAACCAACTCATACGAACACCTAAAATGAATATCATACAAGAATGTATTATAGTTTCTAAAGAAATAGATGATAAATTTATTTTAGCAAAGAACCGTGATAGAGGGTATCATCCTAAATTAGAAGTAATCCACGAATTAATTGATGGAGTTGAAGTTGCCTATTTACACGATGAGGTAACTGATTGGAGTGAGGGGATGAACGAATACGGATTAGGAGTAGTTAATTCAGCCCTTTTAGTTGGATACGATGAGGCAGAAGGAAAGTTAGTTCAAAATATGAGAGGGTATGGTGAGGATGGAGCAAAGATGCGAAGTATATTCTCAAAGAAAACTCTTAAAGAAGCAATCAAAGCAGTAATAGTTTGGAAAGGAAATAAGAAAAAAGGATTAACGGGTCATACATTTATTTCTACTCCTAAACAAATGGTAAGTGTTGAAAATATACCAAACCTTAAACCTCAATTAGAATTACAAAATACTGAGAGTCCAGTTGTTAGAACAAATCACGGACATGTTTATGTTGGTGCAGGTTATTCAGACGGTAAAAAGTATTTAAGTTCTAAAATGAGAAAATTGAGTGCTGAAAAGATAATTGATAAAATTACAAATTGGAAACAAGTAGGTGTTGCATTAAGAAAACAATTCTTTAAAAAAGATAGTGTATTGAATATGAGAAAGGATACTCCTAAAATGTGGACGTCATCTCAAACTATAATGAACTTAACCGAAACTATATTAGAGGTAAACTATTACGACCATAAAGTTAAATCTTTTAATGGAATTATCAATAAACTACCTAAAGGACATACTCCTAAAATAAAAATTATTATAAACAAACTAGAAAAGGAATAACGCAATGGCAACTACAAAAAAAGAAGTAAAAGATAAGAACCGAAAGAAAATTGCTAAAAAGACAGTATCAGAACAGCAAAAAAAAGGAAATTATAAAAAGAAATCATAATTAAGAAAACCCCCACTAAAATGGGGTTTTTTTATTCCCTATATTTATATAATGAACTTAATTAAAAAAATATGAGTATAAATTTTGAGTTATTTCCGGGCAAGGATTTAAGTGGATTGTTTAAAGACATCTATGATAACCAACAAAACAAAAGAAAAAGAATTTCTGAATTAATCGCAGAAATGAAAAATATTATTCGTCATGCGGGTGATATGGCAGTTATTGGACCAATCATAAAAGACCTAGTCGATGTATCGGTTAGGAACGATGATTCTCTAATAAAATTAGCAGCAATTGCACAAAGAATAATTAGTGCAAATTCAAAATCTGAAGGAGATGTTGGATTCTTATCTGATGCAGAGAAGGAACAATTATTAAAAGAAATTGAAATAACTGTTTTAGAGGTAAAAGATGAACAAGATGCTAAGGTTGATGAGTTAACAAATGAAGTAGAAGAGATAAAACAAAAACTTAAAAAGTAATGGCAACAACTAGATTAGGTATAACCGATAGTGGATTTAATTCTGACTCAGTTGCAAGTTTTAATGGGTCGCTTGAAACTGGTATTGTTGTAGATGTTATATTAGATGATAAAAGTGATTTATTGCTTAAATATGATTTTAGTCAAGTAGAACAAAAGAATACATCTAATATTGGGTTTGTAGCAATCAGACCATTAGGAGATGCAACTTCGGCTACTAAAAAAAATAAAGCATATCCACCATTTAATCCCGAAGAGGGAATTCCATTAGTGGGTGAGACCGTTCAACTTATAGATGTGGTAGGTAGATTACACTATAAACGAACTATTACCGGAAATATTAATATCGGTAATGCTAGAACTAATGTGGATGTAAAAACATATCCACGAACACAACCAGCAGCGGGGGCAGGTGCAAGTGAATTAAGTACTGCAAACGCTACAGGAACACCAAGTGGGGGAAGTGGTACTGACGATAGAAAAACTGAAATTGGTAAATATTTTAAAGAACAACAAGTTAATCCCCTAAAATTATATGAAGGTGATAAAATAATACAATCGCGTTTTGGCCAATCAATCCGTTTTAGTGGATATAATAATGGAGATGGTGAAGATAGAAAATTTGCACCAACTATTATTTTAAGAAATAGACAAAATAGTGAATCACTTAGTAAACTTAAAAAAGGTGAACTGACTGAAGAAGATGTAAATAAAGATGGTACAACTATTGCAATTACATCAGGTGATTATAAATTAAATTTCCAACCAGGAATTATAGACGATGGTGGGTCTTCAAATTTTGAAACAAAACCAACCCATTTTGATGCGTATCCATCTGAATTAAAAGGTAATGACCAGTTATTGGTAAATTCTGAAAGAATTATATTATCTGCTAAATCTAAAGAAATGATTTTCTATTCAAAAGGAAATTGGGGATTTATATCAGATGGTAAAATGTCAATTGATAATGGTAAAGCAGGAGCAGATTTAGATTTTAATGGAGATGTTAGAGTTACCACAAATGATAATAATACATATATCTTAGGCGGTAAAGGTCAAATATATTTAAATACTGAAAGTGATAAAGAACCATTAGTAAGGGGTCAAACTTTACAAGGATTAATGGAAGAACTTATTGATGCTATTAACGCACAAATATTTAAAACACCTTCTGGTCCTACTGCAACTGGTCCTGAAAATAGAGGTACATTTAATGATATTAAAGGTAGATTAGAAAAATTCAAATCAACTTTAAATTTTACTGAATAAAATGTCTTTAGAAATATTCAAACAAAATATGTTAAGTTATATGCGAAATCAACCGGGAATTAATTCCTATGGTGATTTTGCAAAAAAACTTACATTAGAATATGATATGGCAGTTAAACGTGGTTTTGATTCTGTCAATAGTATTACAGTTTCAAAGGGTAATACTGACTTAATGGAAGCAACCTTAAATGGTATTCTTGCAACCGCATTACAACAACCATCTGGTGAACATCCAATCATTACCAATATGGGCCCTGCGTTTATTGCATATTGGACGGGAGCAACTATGTCAGCAGTCCCACCTCCCGTTATACCATCCCCCGGTGCAGTTGTAAATATTGCAATAGTTAGTAGTATGATTACAAATCCCGGAACTTGGCAACCAACTGATATACAAAGTTTAGAACCAATACTAATAAAGCAAACACCTAATACTCCTAGTAAAAAAGTATTTGAAGATAGTTATGCGCTATCAGACGAAGATATTGTTGCAAAAAAAGAAGAAGTTAAACGGGCAACGGCAACATTAAATCATCCAAAGGCTACCGAAGAACAACGCGATGGTGCTAAAGAATATATTGAAAAAACCCAAAAAGAAATTGATACAAAACAATCTAATTCAGTAGAATCAAACGAACCTATAAATTCAACTCCTGTTAAAATTGATGGTAATGTTGATACGTCATGTCCTATTGGTTTAAAGGTAGTTGAATTCGCTAAAAAGGATGTTGGTATATTAGAGACCGGTACAAAAGCAAATAAAGGTGCAGGATTAAATTATGGGGGAAACCAAGCGGGAGGAGAAACTCCACCGGGAAAACCTGGTCGTATTGATACAATGGTTCAATTAACGGGATTAGATAATCAGGGACAGGTCCGAGCAACAGGTGAGGGATATTACTGGTGTGCATCTGCAGTAACTGCTTGGTGGAAGTCTGCGGGGTTAAAAACACCTCCTGGTTCTGCTTCGTGTAAGAATTGGGCTATTTGGGGTAAAAAAAATGGTACATATACCAAAACACCGAAAATAGGTGCTGCAGCGTTATATGGACCGGAGGGTAAAGAACACCATATTGGAGTTGTAGCAGCAATATCTAAAGATGGCAAGATAACTACAATAGAAGGAAACACAGGCGGCGGTGGATTTAATAGAAATGGGTGTGGATGTTTTGTAAAAACTCCAAGAGTATCAACTATTTCTGGATTTGTGATTCCACCCAATTGTATGGATAAAAAATAAAATTATAATATAGTTAAACGAAATGGCAAAACCAACAGATGATTCGGCAGTATTTTTAGACCAATTGATTGCATCAATTCAAACCCATCTGCCCACTATTCAAGGGATGTATTTAACCACTTCGTTATATCCACCACTATTAACACCTGGACCGGGTGCAGTCCCATTCGTTGGTTATACAATACCACCCGCGGGGAAGGGTACTCCGGCTGGAGGTAGTAATAGTATACCAGCAACACCTGAAGAAAAAGCAGCAGAACAAAAACAAGTTGAAGAAGCTATAAAATTATCGCCGGAACAAGAAGTTATAGCAGATGATGCTACTGAAAAGGGATATGGTATAAACGAATCTACATCAGCAGGTTTAAGTGGTCAATCACAATCAAGTCCTGCAATTAGAAATAATGATAGTAGTAACGCATCACAAAATAGTGAAGATTCCACTGCAGCCCAAGCAACTAATTCCGAAAGAATTGAAGAGTGTGGAAATGTAAAATTAAAAGAACCACCACAAGTTGTGATTGATGCGATGCGTAAATGGGGTATAACTACTCCATTACAAAAGGCACACTTTTTAGCTCAATGTGCACATGAGAGCGGTAATTTTATTTATACAAAAGAAATATGGGGGCCATCTGCAACTCAACAAAGGTATGAGGGTAGAACTGATTTAGGTAACTTACAAGCGGGAGATGGGTTTAGATATGCTGGTCGGGGTTATATCCAACTTACAGGTCGTGCAAATTATACTCAATTTAGAAAAGGTGTTTCTGATGATGTAGTTGCAAACTCTACATTAGTTGAAAAAAAATATGTTGCAGAAACTGCGTGTTGGTTTTGGAGAACTCGTAAATTAAATGAAGCAGCAGTAGATGATTCGATGGGAACACTAAAATATATTACAAAACGAATCAATGGTGGGTACAATGGATTAGAGGATAGAAAACAAAAATTTTGTGGATATTGGAAAAAATTAAAAGAAAATCCCAATTTGTACTCATAAAAATGCAAAATACTCAAAACATATATTTATAGTAAGTTAACAAATATTTTTAAAATGGATTCTAAAAAATTAGCACAACTAATTAAATTAGTTGTAGAACAAGAAATTAAGAAACAGCTTCCTAAAATGATTAAAGAGGAAGTTAGTAAGTTATTAAACGAAACGACTACTCCAAAACCTAAAAAGGATATTTTGGAAGAAGTTGACCCGTTTGAATTGGCAACTCTATTATTAGAAAAAGATAGAACAACGACTACTACTATTAAAGAAGAAGTAAGACAAGTTCAACCGGTAAAACAATTGAGTAGAAATTCAACTATAAATGAAATACTAAATCAAACAAAACCATTTACTTCTGCACAAAGAAGTGCGGGACAAGTGGGAGGTGGTTCATCTATTTTAGATAATTACCAAATGGAACAACCAATAAATGAAGGTTACACAAATTCACACATTCCAAACTATATGGATGCGGAACCTGATATAGACGAAACAATATCATACGGAGGTGGAGTACAAGGTGGGATTGAAACAATGAGAAGTCAAATGGCTTCTAAAATGGGTTATGGTGATATGGGAGGAAGTGGTATTAAAAAAGGTGGATTGGGTGTTACGACTGGATTAGCAGGATTAGATAGAATTTTAAATAGAGATAATTCGGAATTAGTTAAGAGGTTTAAGAAATAATATGGCTTATGTACTTGGTAGTAAAATTGTAAAGGATACGAAAGAATATGATTCTTACGCGTATGGAATAACTTTACCTATTAAAAGAGGTAATACTGGTTATTTTGCACAAGCCTTTACATCTTTCGAACAAGCAAAAGCAAATTTAAAAAATTTATTATTAACAGCAAAGGGTGAGAGGATAATGCAACCAGAGTTTGGCACGGGATTACAATCACTTTTATTTGAGCCAATGGATGGTACGTTTGAAGCAAGATTACAAGATGTAATTACTCAAACTGTGAGTTATTGGTTGCCATATATTAATATTGAACAAATTGATGTAGAAATGACTGATGCTATGAAGGATAAACATATGGCACATATGACAATTCAGTTTACGGTCGGAAATACAATTGAAACACAAGAAATAACTTTTACAGTTAGGGGATAATAATAATGGCATTAAATAGTATAACAAGAAAAAGTAATCAAGGTAGAGATATAAAATATCTTAATAAAGATTTTGCCGGTTTCCGTCAAAACTTAATTGAGTACGCTAAAACTTATTTTCCACAAACATATTCAGATTTTAACGAAACCTCACCGGGTATGATGTTCATAGAAATGGCATCGTATATTGGGGATGTTTTAGGATATTACATCGATGATACATTGAAAGAATCCTTAATGTTATACGCAGAGGATAAAGAAAATGTTATCGCACTTGCACAATATTTAGGATACAAACCAAAAGTAACATCACCTGCATTAGTAAGATTATCAGTTTATCAATTAGTTCCTGCAACTGGATTAGGTGTAAATAATAGACCTGATTCTGATTATTTTCTTAGAGTTAAAGAGGGGATGGTAGTAGAGGCAAATACAACCGGTACACTATTTAGAACAACTGAACTATTAGATTTTAGTGTTGATGATGAAAGAGAGATTACAATATATAGAAAAGATACTGATAACGAACCAACGTTTTATTTAGTTAAAAAGTATGTTAACGCAATATCTGCAGAATTAAAGACAGTAGATATTGCATTTGGAACTGCACAAGAATTTTCAAAAATAGATTTGGCAGAAACAAATATAATTCAAATATATGATGTAAGAGATAGTAGTGGAAATAAATGGTATGAAGTTCCATATCTTGCACAAGAAATGGTATTTGTTGATTATCCTGTATCAAATCAAACTGATAAGGATTTAGTTCAATTTAAAGATTCAGTTGCAAACGTTTTAAAATTAATAAAAACTTCGCGAAGATTTGTAACAAAAGTAAATCCAGACAATACTACAACAATTGTATTTGGTGGTGGTAATTCTACCTCATCTGATGAAACCCTTATACCAAACTTCAAAAATGTAGGATTGGGATTAAATTCATCAATAGA